CGCTCTCTCAGGCTCCGCCCTCTCAGGCTCAACCTTCTCAGGCTCAACCTTCTCAGGCTCAACCTTCTCAGGCTCAACCTTCTCAGGCTCAACCTTCTCAGGCTCAACCTTCTCAGGCTCAACCTTCTCCTTCAAGACCGTGAGATAACCGCTCGCAACCCACGAGCCGAAATCCACGTCAGTCTCAAAAACGTCTCCGGGACCGACCACCCTTTCCCTGAGATGGGTAATGATCTGCCCGTTCTCGCGCTTTTCGCGCATAAAACCGACCAACGGCATCCTGCGGCCTAGCTTTCTCGTCGCTGCGTACTTCATTTTTCATCTCCCCTCAGAAAAAGGGCCGGGACCTTCAAGCGAGGCCCCGGCCCATGGGTACCATGCGGCTAGGCCGCCCACTTCACCTGCTACGGCAGGGTGGTGGTCACGGTCGGCAGACCGGTCACGGTGAGCACGCCGTAGTACTCCCGACGGAGCATCTTCGACGCGTACCGCGTCCGCAGACCCTTGGACAGCTTGAAGTTGTCCGGGTTGTAGAACGTCGGCGTGACCTGGAGCGGGACGTAAGGCGCGTACACGTAGCCCGCGTCGAGGAACGAGTTCCCCTTGAGCCCGATGAGCACCTTGTCGTCATCCATGTACGGATCAACGTACACGGCCCACTTGCGCAGCAGCGTGCCCACCCGGCTCACGCCGAAATTGGCCGTCATCGGGCCGTAGGAGGTGGGCTGCACGCCCTGCTCGATGCTGGCGTAGTCACCGTGGGTCGAGAGCTGGTCGAGAAGGGCCTGGACCGCAGTCGAACACACGATGAAGTTTGCCGGAGCCCGCCCCGTGGTCTTGTGGATCCGCGCGCTCATCGACGCAATCGCCGTTATCATCTGCCGGATGCTCTCGACCTCACCCGGAACCGCCGGAGCATAGGCGTAGGTGTTGGAATGCCCTGCACCATTCACGAGATCGGTGATGATCCGACGATCCACCTCCAGGGACAGCTCGTTGGAGATCCCCGAGACCAGCTCAGTCTCCGCCTCCATTCCGTGGAGAGCCCGGAGATCATCGACAGCCTCGATCGACCAACTGGTCTTGAGCTTGCTGCTCTCGGCCTTCACCTCCTGGAGCTGGATGTCCAGAGAGATTTCCGGGACCGTGTCAGCCGCCGTCGCGGCACTCGTGCCGATGGACTCCCAGTTCACGTAGTACTGAGACCAGACCACGGTGTTGTTCTCGAACGTCGACGCGACGCCGGTCTCGTCCACCGCGTTGAGGGTCCACGCCCGCGTGGCAACATCGAACGTCCCCACGACAGCCCCGGTGAAGTTGTCGGTGAGGTTGTTCGTCGCGCCGGTCGGGTCCAGCGTGGCGATTCCGTCGAGGAAGGCAACGCCCGCGTTCTCAAGAACGCGGTAGAAGAGCTGGACGGAGAACGTCCGCTGCGCATCCGTCCCCGGCGCACGGATCGGGCCCCAGTTGGGCAGACGGCAGTTGGCCGCGACGTTGCTCAGCGCCGCGAGACCACCGGTCTGCGTGCAAAGGCAGTCGTAGTCGATGAACTCGGACGAGTAGTACTTGCCGAAGTCCTTCACGAGGTCATCCCCGGCATTCAGCTCGCCCTCGTAGTTCTGGCTGTACGGCTGGTTCGCGATACCGGTCTGGACCGGGATCTTCGTGCCCTTGCGATTGCCGTACTTGTACTCGTAGTAGAAGATGCCGCCGACGGGCGCGGACATCGGCTGAACCGAGACAAGCTGATTGGCAATCAGATTCGGGAACACCCGCCGGAGGATCGGGAAGATGTACTTCACGAACTCGCCGGTGTTCTGGGAGAGCGTCTGCTCCCCAAGCTGCTGGAGATGGTACGACTCGTTCTCCAGGAGAACGGCCGTGACCTTCTTGTTGTACTCGTTCGGGATCGACCCGACGAGCTTGTCCCACTTGGCGACACACGCCTTGGTGTAAGACTGGTCCACAACCGTCCTCGCACCCTGCTCAGAGAGATAGCGTCTGGCTTCGGCTTCCACTTTGGTCTCCTTGTCGTTCCGGGGCGACTACTCGCCCACGAGCTTGGCCATGTGATCCATCGACATCCCCAGAGACTCCCAAAGCGGATCACCCTGACCGCTCTGAATCCCCTCCGGGAAGTCGCCACTCAACTCCGAGGAGGAACCCCGTGTCCCTCTCCCGGCGGCGCCCAACCGCGCCTGTGCCAGCCCCTCATCCTGGAACGCAGAGGAACCCCTCTGCTCCACCAGCCTGTCTACCTCGCCCCGCGTCTTGCAACGCTCTGTCAGGGGCAACAACGCTCGACCATTCGTCAACCCTGCAACCTTGTCATACCGATACTTGACCAGCTCGATCTCTTCGTTCGCAGCCTTCGCCTCGGACTCAGCGTCCCTCAGCCTCGACCGCAAATCAGAGAGATCCCGCTCGGCCTTCTCGGCACGAGCCACGGCATCTTGCCGGGCATCTTCGATCTCTTCACCTAGCCGCTTCGCCTCATTCAACTTTTTCTGCAACCCAACAACCTTCTCCTCCAAACGAGAAGCTCTTTCCATGCTTCTCTCCGCGTCCTCGCGAAGAGAAACAACCTCCTCGGGATCCACGCTGCTAGCAGCGACAAGACCCTCCGGAATATCTTCGAGGACCGCCTTCAGCCTGTCGTCGGCGTCCTCCACACTCTCGAAAACCTGACCCGCAAGCATCTTGCGGATCGAAACAGCCATCGGATGGCCGCTGATTTCTCGCTCGATATGGACCATGCACGTCGCGCGCTTGGCAGCATCAAGAGCCTCCTCCAGGCTCTCCGTCGCCTGCGCCAGCTCGATGTCCTTCGCCTTAAGCGCATCACGCACAGCGATCTCGTCCGGCGTCGCATGATACACCGCGACCATCTCCGCAATCTGCGAAAGCACAGCCCTCGCACCACCAATCTCCGGATCGGCCTCGAACTCCTCCCGGAGACTTCCAGCTACCTCGTCCCGCATACCCTTCAGAGAATCGGCAACATTCCGCTCGAACTTCTCCGACATCTCACGCCGAGTCCGCTCAACGGCCGCATCAACGGCCCGCTGAATCTTGGCATCATCAGTGGCCCTCTGCGCGTCCTCCTGGAGCTGCTTCGCAACCTCCGGGAACTCTTCGAGGAACATCTTCGCCGGATCCCCCGGCTCGTCGTCGACGTCCTCGGTGAAGACATCGGGGTAGGCACTTTTCATCGCGGGGTCACACACGAAGTCGTAGGTCTTGAGGACGTAGTCATCTCCGACCTCCTCCACAGCCTTCCCCTCGCGCTGCACGGTCCTCGTAGAGCCGAACCCGCGGGAGCTGACCCCGACCTGGACCTGCGCCTCGATGAGAGCCTTGAGCTGGCGCCCCATGTCGGTGTTGAGGATTTCGGCCTCACCCATGACGCGGCCGTCGTCTTCGATCCACAGCTTGGTGATGACGTGGGAGACGCGCTTGAGCGACGTCTTGCCGTCCGCCGGATGATCCAGCTCGCCGAGCACTCGGCGGTTCTTAAGGTCCTCGGAGAGACGCTTGATCTCGCGCTCGATGAGGTTCTTCGGATACTCGCGCCCGTTCTGGGTCGGGACGCCAACACGACCAAACTCACCACGAGCGATAGACTTGCTCCCCGTGCCCTCCAAAAGGGAGAGCTGGACATGTGGAGTCGACTCGATCAGAAGCGACTTGCTCATCTTATCGTCCTCTCTGCTACGCCCGTCGCCGATACGGTGTTCGAGCAATTGGGTTTCTCTCCGACTTGCGCTTGGCAGCGGGAGAGACCCTTCGATCCGTCTTATTCCCGTCAAGACGGACAGATTTCTTTCCCGACTCAAACCCTATCAACTCCAAACGCCCGGACCTTGTACCGGTCCGCCGCTTCTTACGCGCGACCTCGCCTAGAGGCCGCGCAGACGCGCCAAAGGGTCGCCGTCCTCGGCGCCATCACCCCAGTCATCGTCGTCATCGTCGCCACCCTCGTCCTCCGAGACCACACGCTGGTAACACTCACGCACGAGCTTGAGCGCCGGAGCGATGGCAACGAGGAACTGCTCATCGTCGGCCTCATCCTCGGCCAACAGACCGGCGTCGGCCTTCTCGTCGACGTCCTCCATGACCGCGAGGAAGACATCGTCGATGCGCTCGTCATTGAACTCCTCAGCAAAGAGCGCGAAGCTGCGATCGATGCGCTCGACGATCTCCTCGCGGACCGTGTACTCGCGCTCCTCAGCCTCGAAATCCTCACTGATCAGCGACTCCAGCTTGTCGGCGAAGGTCTGGTCGCTGGCGCTGAGCCCCATGCGCTTCACCTTGCGCTGGCTACGCTCGCGCTTCATCTTCTGCGGCCCCCTGGAAGCCTTGCGCTGCTTCTTGCGACGCTTGGCCTTGTACTTGCCACCAGCGACAACGCACGCCTTCTTGCTCTCGTCCCAGTGCTTGCCCTCGCCACAGACCATCTTGGTCTGCTTGCCACGAGACATCGCCTTACGGACCCGCTTGCGACGCCGACCCTCGACGAGCATGAGCGCCACTTCCTCGGCCAGCTCCTTGAGATCGTCGTCCGCGTCATCCCGGAAGGATTTCTCCTTGAGATGCTCGATCACGTCGGTGAACATGTCCTCGTCCATCGAGTCGAACGGAAGCGCCTTCACGCGCTCCAGAAGATCGACCGTCACGTACCTGCCGTCGATCGGGTGATCCTCGTCAATCTCCTCGCCGTCCTCGTCCACGTCCTCCCAGTTGGGTGGATTGTAGTGAGCGAGCCACCCAGCCAGTGCCTCAGGATCCTTGATGTCCTTGCGCTTCGCCAGATCCTTCACGAAGCTCGACATCTTCTTGCCCTTCTTCTTGGCCTTCTTGGCCTCGGCAAGAATCTCGTCGAAGTCGTCGCCAAGGACCTCCATCCACTCCTCGACGGCGTCCTGCCGACCATCGTTCTCGAACAACGGCTGAACGTCATGGACGCTCGCACCAAGAGACGGCATCACACCGCCATCACTCTCGGTGAGACCCATGATCCCACCCACATTGCCTCCGGCCATCCCGGAAATGCCCAGAGCCTGAAGGTCCTCTTCCAGTGTCGTGGTGACGCGCTTGCCAGTCATCGCCTACTCCTCATTTGATCGCAATGCCTTGGTCTTGATCCATTCGGACACGACCACCATTTTTTTTGCCCGCTCAGCTAGACCGTCATGTGCTTCCGCTGCCCGTGGCATGTCCTCTGACGCCATCAACTTTGCGGCCTTGCTGAGCAGGCTTTTTGTGGCCTGCGCTTCAGCGATCAACGATTGGCGAACAGCGCACAAGAACTCATCCTCTTCATCGAACACCATGTTACCGAAATCGTCAACCACTGCTCCGGCAATACCTGCCAAAACAGACATCGACTCGCGCAACTCACCCTCGAATTCGGAGAGCCTGCCCGTCGGCAGCCTAGAGTAACGCGTCTTCGGTACCACAGACTCCATCTCACGAATCTGGCCGTACAGCTTCGTCCGGATCTCGTGCCGATTGGCCTCGTACATTTGAAACCACTCCGAATCCTCACCCGCCGCCTCGGAGAGCTTCTCGATAACGTCCGTAAGCCAATAGTCATCATCCCCCAGAAGAGCAGAAACCTCCCGCACGCGCGTGCGGTCAACCCCGCGCCCCTCCATGATGTCGCCCACGATATCCCGCAGTTCACCAGCGATGTGAACCGGCATGTCCTCGTCCTGGTAGACAGGGATATCAGACTCAGACAACTCCAACCCCTTCACCTCACCACGCACAAACTGAAACTTGGCCTCGTGAAGAAGGCCGTCTTCGTCAACGACAAGGGAAACGTTGGGTTGGGTCGCAAGAACGGTGACACCCTTGCTGAGCTGCTCTTCAACGGCGCCCTTCACCGCAAGTATCTTCTGCTCCAGGCTCCCCTGGTAGCGCTCGTCAATCTCTGATCCACGGATATACGGCATCCGTCGCCTCCTATTTCAGCGCCACCTTGCTCTGTCGACGCACTTCCAAGAGTGCCTTCTGCGTCGCATCAAGAGAACGAAGCGCCCGCGACGTCATTCGCTCACCATTCTTCTGCGACTCCATGATCATGTCAAGACGCTTATCCACTGATTCAGAAACATCCCCACCGTCGCCGCCTTCTGCCGCCCCGACCAAACCAGCCACCTCAGGACCATAGATCCGCTTAATCTTTTCCTGGGCTTCGGCCTCGCGCACCAACGCAGCGATGTCTTCGTCGTCCTTTTCGGAGGTGAAGAAGACCGCCTCCTGCTTCGAGAACTTGAGTATGCGCTCCATGATGACCTCACGCGGGAGATAGTCATTCATGCTCCCAGCGAGATCAGCCCGAGCGTTAAGAACTTCAATCTGTGCCAGCTCGAAGATGCTCGATGGCACCGTCATCTCATAGTTCCAATCCACGACGTCTGGATCGATGTTGAGCGTCGCAAAATGGACACGACCCACCTTATGAAACCCGTTTCGGATTTCACGCTGGATCCTCATCGCAGTCCTGGCAAATCGAACATCCTCGTTCGCCAGCGAAGCCTTCGTTGGCTCAGCATCACCAAGACCGAGATACGCCTTCGGCACCTTCGTGCCAGAGACCATCTTCTCCCGAAAATACTGGATATCCTCCATCGACTGCCAATCCGGACCAGACACAGTTTCAATTCTCGTACTCTCGCGACCGCCACGAGTAGGAACCCAGAAATCGTCGTCTGGGCTGAGGACATTGTTGCGAAACTCGATCTGACCCGTGCTCTGGTCGATGACCTTCTTCTTCTTGTAGCGACGCCGGACCTGATCAACGTATGCAATCGCCTGATGTGGCGGAAGATCCGCAGTGTCAACGTAGAACGCATATCTTCCCGGACTCCGCGTCAGCTTGTAAATGAGCGCCGAGTCTTCGAGCAAGCACAGGCGCTTCCACGTGCCGCGCACAGAATCGAGGACGCCATACCCGTAGACTGGAGAAATGAACTTCGACCGGATCCTCCAGTGAACAACCTCCCACGGATAGAAGATGACGAGCCCCGTCTCCTGACTAAGCTTCTCGCGCCCCTTCTCGTCCTTCATGTAGGCAGCGAACTGCTCGGCTGAAAGACTGAAAGCCATCCTGGGATCTTGCACAAACCCAACAAGATTCCCGCGGGCATCCTCCACACGACGCATGGTCGGCGGCGGCAAATAATTGAGACTCTGGACACCATTCTCGTCGAGCACGATCTCAGCGAAGGCGTTGCCGTACTTGCACAACGCACGCGAGACCCCCCAGATGTCATTCTCGATGCGAAGCCGACGCCGTAGCAGGTCGTCGGCGATGTCACGATAGACCTTGTCCTTCGACACCGCCCAGATGGAACGGCCACGTACAGTGTCCGGCGTAGTGGAGTCGTCTGCGTATATGTCGAGAACAGCGGACAGCTCAGGCACGTCGTCCATGTTCTCATAGTCGGCATAGCGCCGCATGAGATCCTGGTCGACATTCAGGAACGAACCAAGCCCACGAAGACTGCCGTCCGCCTGAACCCCCATGTAACCGGGCCCAGACCCCACCACGACAGACGTTGGCTTTTCGCCACTAAATCCGCGCGCCTCCCCAGCATCCTGGGCCTCGCTCTTCTTGAACCAGTTCCCAAGGCGCGAAAGCAGGCTCATTCCTCAATATCCCCCATCAAGAAGGGCATCGGCATGATGTTCTCGTCTTCCTGACGCTGACGCTCGACCGTCTCTCGGTCGACATTTTCCGCAGGCACAAGCTGAGAAACCCACTTCCACTGATCAGCCTCCGTCTTCACAGTTCTACCCGCGTCTCCGGTCAAAGGCAACCGTGATGCCACGTCCTGGAGACCGAAGACAACCCCTGCCACCGCATCCGACACGTCCTTGGACCCCGCGAGTGGGTGATCCACCTTGCCCTTCACCCTGTCATACTCCAGAGCCTTCAACTCGGAGATGAACGCCTCGTACCGGTAAATCTCCAGCCGCTCCTCGTAGATGGCGGACTTGAGCGCGTCATAGGGGGCCGTCGTGCGGTCAACAGAAATCTCCTTCGCCACGAGCCCCTTGGCACGGAGCTTCTGCTGCATTTCCGCACTTTGATAACTATCGAAACTGCAACCAAATACAGTGAAACCATGCGAGACCAGCTCGTAGATGAGGCGCCGAACGTCCGGAAGGTAGATCTGCTCACCCGGCGGCGGGATGACGCGCAGCATGAGATCCATGACAACGTACGGAGCGAGATCGGTATAGGTATCCCCGTCGGAGTTTCGGCGCACCACCTCAACCCAACGCTCGATGTGTCCCATCGCCATGCCGGTCGCGTCCCCAGACAACGACGTGTCCACGTGAATCCACCTCGGCTGATGCGGATTCCTGATCGGCTTCCACGCCTGCTCCTCGTAGCCACCGGGAAGACGACGCGTCCCCATGAGGCAGATCTTCTCCCACTCGAAGCGCCCCGGAGAACCATACTGCCACTCGTCAACGCTGAACGGATGGTCTCGGTCGACAACGCACTTGTCGATCGCCTCGACACGCTCCAGGAACGCAGTGATGGCCTGCGTCGGCAGACCTGCGATGTCGCGCAGCGAGTCCGGAAGGTTGCGCTCGAAGTCGTAGCGGAAGTCCTCGGGCACCTCGATGATCTTCGCGTTGTTCTCTTTGAGGAATTCCTGCGGGATTTCCTCGTCATCCCCAAGAATGCGCGAGCGAAGCGACGCCCCACCGGCCAGTACTCTGAACCACTTCACGCCAAATTGAGACCTCGGCTTGACGTCCCACAACGCATGATCGAGTACGAGACACTGCGGATCGTTGCCAGCCTCCTTGATCCTCCTGTCGGTAAATCCTCCCTCGGTCGTCGCCGACGACGCCAAGATCATCATCCCCGTGAGATCCCCGGAACGCTGGAACCGCGACTTGATGCGACGAAGCAGCGTCGTGTAGACCTTCTCCGCGATGTCGTAGTGCGCGATCGTAGCCCTCTCTCCAGACGCCCTGTGAATCTGCTCACGGTTCGATGTCGCGAAGTTGGTGTTGTGGACAACGCACCCGTCAGCCACAAACGTCTGACACGCCGTCTCGATGCTGTAGGTCTGCTCAGGAGGGAGAACGTCGACCCGCTCTACGCGAGCAAGGACGAACTCCGGGGGTAGATCCGCTACTGCGAGACACTCGGGTCGACATCCGCCGAGGGCTCTACCGTCCGCATGGTGCGGAATCGAACCTTGCGAACGCGCACGCTCTCCATGAACGCTTCCGTCACGAACGGACCGGTCCACACACTCGGAACAGGCTGCCTGTTGATGGCCAAGATGAATTGTGCTCCGTTTTCCTGGCACCACTTCCACAAGGCGTTCAGTCTTGCTCGTTCCCGCTCCTTGTAAAAGCAAGTCACAGCCTTCCCCTCCACGAGCACCTTCGTCCCGTCTGTGCGCGTGACCAAGAAGTCCCCGACCGTCTGCCTCAGTCGACCGCCGATCATGTACGGAACGAACTCCATCTGGTCCTCGCCAACTACGCTGACGACCCCATCCTGGTTCACCAGATGTTCCGCAAGATTCTTCTCGTGGATCGTGCGGCACGGAATGTCCCCGCCGTCCAGCGACTTCACGATGAACTTGGGCTTGCGAACGCGATCCTTGATGACCGAGACATTCCCCGCTGAAATGGCGTCCTTCGTTTCCTCTGAATGATGACGCCCCTCCTGCGACAGACTCATCTTCCAGCGCGTGGACTTTGACGCCTTCTTCCCCGACTGAGCACGTCGCAACTTCTCCCGCGTCTCCTCGGTGTGCGTCTTCCCAAACATGGGGTTGTCCTGACCGTGCATAACTGGCGGCAACACGATGTCCCCCTTCTGTGCTCGCCTCTTCGCCGCTTCGCTCATCTTGCGCCGCGTCTCCTCGCTGAACTTCCTCCCCTTCTGAGCTTCCGAGATCTTGCGCTTCGTCTCCTCCGAGTGAGGCCCGCGCTTCTTCCCCAGCTTTGCCTCTCGGATCTTCGCCTTCGTCTCCTCCGAGTGAGACTTCCCCCAGAATGGGTTCTTCTCCCCCGTTCTCTCCTTGACAGCATCCGAGATCTTCTTCCGCGTCTCCTCCGACGCGTGCTCTCCCTTTTTCGGCATCGCTTCTCCTCCAGACAGCTTCGTCGCCTACGCGGATCTCTCCGGCAGGCGCGTAGACCAGCCAGTCGCCACGCCGGACCAAAACTGGATGCTCAAGCGACAATTCAACCGCACGCGCGTGCGACCCGATCCGCACCAACGGCTGCACCGTTGACTTGCGCATCCTGAACGGCACCCATGCTCGCTTTCCAGTCTCATGATCCAGCGCCTCGACCAGCAACCCATCGCGACATGCTGACCCCATTGACAGCAGATCCGCGACAGATTTCTGGACAGAAGTAACACCATTACGGATGGTTAACAACGCTTTTTTACCCAAGCATTCGTCCATTGCGCCAGCGAACACGTTCACGCCGAGCAACCGCTCGGACAGGTACGAGCCGATGGTCATCACGATGTTGTCCGGAAAATGGGTCACATCGCTAGCGATCTTCGGCGTCCACTGCTCCTGGAAATAGGGGCTCAGCTTCAGCTTGTCGTCGATCGCGGTCTTGAGAACACGTCTGGCAAGCGGCAGGTTCTTCGAAACGAGCACGATTCCCATCTCCGAGCCCGGCGACAACCCAAACGTGAGCTGTGGCTCCGAAAGGCAACTCAGCTCGTACAGAACGCGCGCAAGGGCGATGCTCAGGAAGGTCGTGTTGTGAACAACAATGCCAGACGGCGCGAAGTTGGCGACGCTGGGCACCTCGATGTCATAGGCTGGCTCGGCCACCGTGCCCACCTCGTACTCGACCACCCGATCCCAAAACACATCCGGCCACCACCTATATTTCTCCGGCAACCCGTACAACTCGCGCACGCGAGCTAGCCGCTTGACACTCATCCGCTGGCCGGGCTGCATTCCAGGCCAGTACTGGCCGCGCAGAATCGGACCAACCTCACGGCGAATGTCCCTCAACACCTCGATGTTGACCGGCGTCACGTCTACATTCGGATTGCACGACGTGTCGATCTCCGCAAGTTCCGCACACGCTGCCTCCTTGGACAGCACCGGTCCGACGGCCGCCAGGAAGCGTGCGATCTCGTCCTTGGATGTTATAGTGAGCCGCCACGCATCCGACTCGCGCCGCTCACCGTTGTGCGTGTACCGCTTCTTGACCTTGCATGACCGTCCGTGGACACCAAACCTCAACAACAGAAACTGCAAGTCACGGATGAACGACTCTGACGCAAGGGTGATCTCCACCTTGGCGGGACTGCCGACGTACAGGCTCCCGTCGCACGCCCAGATCCGGTTCAGAAAGAGGGCAAGCTGCCGATCATCGAGGCCGTAGAACTCGGCTGGAACGCGCTTCTCGTGGCTCGTCCCGAACAGGCCGTAGCGTCTCTGAATGTGCTTGGTCCCGCGCGGATAGACCGTCAGCATCTTGCCCTTGGATTCCTTCACCGTCACGCCTGATTCGCTCCACCCATCGTGAAGCGCCACCGCGCAATCCGAGAAGCGGGTGAGCACGGCGGCATCGGCGTTCGTGAAGGTCCAGTTGCCAGATGAGCACGATCCCTCGGCCAACATGAAGGCGACGAACTCTACCTCCTCGTCGGGGACCATTAGCGGGAGCGATGGTGCGGGCACGCTCCGCACGGTTGCCACGAGGTGCTGCTCGCGCAGATCGCCAGCCGGGACGAACCCCTCCTGCGTCAAGACAGGATGGTCGGGACTCATTCGCACACGACGGCCGGACGCGAACACGAGATCGCCCATGACCTTCATCCCCGTGCACTCAATCCGCCCCTCGGCTACCACCGCTCGACCGTCATGGTGCGCCACAACGCTGACCGGGCCCGACCGCTCTCCGACCGTGTACCGCCTCCCCTCTGCCGGGTCGTAGTACTCCGTCGATGCAGACAGACACTTCCCCCAGCCTATGGAATTATGAACCCCAACCCCATTCGCTACAAACCGATGGCCATCAATCGCACCGATGTCCCCCACCTCGACTTCGCCACCATCTTCGTTCACAACAACACGCGAAAACCCCACATCCTCATGATATCGATCGGCCAGACGAGCGACCGCGGGGCACTCGCCAAACTCCTCAAGGAAAGCGCTGAACAGCTTGCGAGACAAACAGGAATTCCGCCGTGTCGCCAGTGACCACCACGGCGACGAGGCAGGGCGCCTAACGCCATGCTCGATGAGCAAATCGTTAGCCTCCCCTCCCGTCATCGGAACCACATCAACGTTCGTGTTCGACTCCTTTTCGACACAGTATCTTGCGATCTCTGCGCACGCCTTCTCCTTTCCAAGGATCGGCCCGATGGACGACAGGAACCGCCCCAGATCATCAACGCCGCTAACCGCCAGATGCCACCCCTTCGTCCTCTTTCCGTTCCGCTTCCACCACGTCGGCCCAATTCGTGCCTGGACTCCAAACCGCAGGAGCATCATCTGGACCTGCCGGACAAACCTCTCCGACGACATCCCGAGCGAAAACCTTGGCGGCGACTTCTTGTTCCCGGTATAGCAAGTCCCCTCCGCTGCCCACACACGATTCAGAAAGAGGGCCACCTTGCCATTTGGGCACCGGCACACGACATCGGGAACACACACCGTCTTCGTGTTCGCCCCGAACAGCGCGTGGTTCCTCAGCAGATCCAAGAACCCAGACGTCTTCACCCGACGAACGCTCACCTCCCAGCTTTTTCCCTTACGGTCGCGCTTCCCAGCGAAGCCAAGGCGCTCCAACACAGACATGACCTCGACAGATGTCGCCGGGTTGCCATCACAGAACCGAGCCCTCGTCTTGCTCGACGAACCATCGGTTGCCCAGTAGGCAAGCAACTTCACAAGGTCATCGGAGGCATCCCGAGAAGGATACACGCGCCATCGCCGAAGGTGGGCCACAAAGTCCCCCTTGACGATCTCCCGCGCTTCAACCCATTCGATTCGGCCACCCCGAACCACCTGCACCTCGTGATCCGGGGTCAGCAACAGCTCAGCCCCATTTGCTAGGCGCAGATGCCGAACCCTCTTCACACCAGAATGATGGCCCGGCTCTGTGGCCGACACCGAGGGAGCCCCCTCATGCCGAATGGTCGTCACATCACGAGAAACGCCGATTCGCTCACGCAACGACGGCAGCCCCCCATCCGACTCAAGAACAAGCGCGTCAAGCCCGATCGAGCCAGAAAGGATAACCTCTCGGTAATTCCCATTGAACAGCTCAATGAGATCTTCTTTGATCTTCGGATACGTGGTCTGGCACGCTTCGCCGAGGAAATAGTCGTCCTCCATGAACTGCTTCATGGAGACAACATTGCGCTTGTAGAGAAGGGGAACTGCAAGTTCAGAGTATCTCAGTCTCCGAGTTTTCAAAGCCTCTTGGACCTGCCGGACCATGAACTCTTTGACGTCGTCATCAAGAGTGTCGAACTGCTCCCCGGCCAGCTCTACGATCTCTTCTCTTGTTAAGACAGTCCGACGTCTACCGTTCCGCTTCTCAACTATCACAACCGTTCACCTCAGAACCGAGAATATCAATACTCTCGGCCAAAGGCAAAGACGAAGCCTGGGCCAAGCGCACAAGGATTGAATGGAACCGGCTGTTCAGCTCGTGATCACTGGCTATCTTGACGCCGACGTCTCCGAACTGGTTGTGAATCTCCGAGATGGCCGGATTGACCTGAAGCTTTCCGAGGTCCCGGCTCTTCCCGTAGAGCGCGATGTCCATCGAGACGTCATGACGCATCTTGATAACTCTCGCCGTCGACTCGCACTCTTGGTGCAATGTCCTGTCCGGAATACCCGTGAGCACCACCGACTCGGCCCGCATCTGAGAATTCAGCTCCATGATTGAGACAACACGGTCCAATGCGCGGATGTTCTCCATCTCATCGCGCATCTCCTGTCGCGCCTTCTCCACAAAAGCCGGGTCATGAACCGCCAAGATCTCTCCAGGTGGAAGAGAATCACGATATCGCATTATCACTGACAGAAGACTGTCAAACGCCACGTCGGTGTACTCCCCCATGGTCTGCTGGATATAGCGCGCAATCTTCGCGACAGGATGCCCGGAGACGATCAACGAATGGACCTCAGGGAAGCACTTCATCTCACGAAGACGCGCAAACGCCTTACTCTCGCGAGCACAGCCACTGGACTTCCAGATAGCCTTGGCCTCGCGTTCCAGCTCCCTCGCCTTCTTCGGCTCCTTCGACTCCTTCTTGTCCCCATCCTTGGTCTGCTTAGCCATCTAGATCCCCATCCTCTCCCGCAAATCATTCTTGATGTAATATTCATTGCCAAACGACTCGATGAGTTCGACGGCCCTATGACCGAACGTCTTCCAGTCGATGAGCTTGCCCTCCGGCCTGTGGTTGAGCGTGCCAACCTTGAAGAGGTCGACGAACTCGTGCGTGCGGCGGATGATCTCCAGGGCCGATTCGACGTCCAGCACCGGCTCCAGGCTCGCCCACGTGACGAACCCTCGACGCTTGGCCTCTCGCAGGTACTCGAAGCGCTCCTCGGGTGACGCGGCCCCGGGCTCACGACGGAGCGACTCCGCAGCGTCGACGAGCGTGAGCGTGGCCGCCACGCGGTCTTCCGGAGTGAGCAGGTCGAAGTCCTGCATCGCGCGCCTGCCGCCCTTAGACAGGATCTCCACGTTGAGCCCGTGCTCGTGAAGGATCTCGATCGCCTTCCGCGTGAGGCCGTGCTCCTCGTTCGCCGCCGAGTAGGGGTCGCACGTGAAGCACAAGAGGACGTGACGTGGATCGTCGCGCAGCCTCGCGGCATCCTTGCGCAGCGCGTCCAAGATGCCCTTGCGCGGCCTCACGTTTCTGTGGAACTCGTCGGCCTTCTCGCGGATCACGGACGGAGCGTAGCAGTAGTCGCAACTGTGGTCGCATCCTCGGTAGAGGTTGCACGCCAACGGTGCGTATTCGAGGGCTCTTCCCTTCGGCTCGTAGATCGCCTGCATCGGTCACCTCCTGGCAGCATTCAACTTGCAGCTTCCAAAATTGTAACCACTTTCAAGCGTTTGTCAACTTTGCCAGTTTGATGGCCCAGTAGTAGACGGACATGCGGTTCGAGTCCTTCACCCGGTTGTCGGCCTTGACCATCCTCACGATTTCGTAGCCGTTTCTCTCGGCCGCATCGGCGAGCATGGTCTTGAAGCACGCCTCGTACCACCGCGAGAGACCTGGCACGTTCATCCGCATCGGCACCTTGCTTGTGGCGCTCACGATCTTCGTCGGCTGCCCGCTGAGACGCATCCTGACGAGCGTCCCGTCGGTGACAAAGAGCGTGATCTCGGTGGCCGTCACCTTCGACATCAACAGGTAGATGAGCGTCCACGGAGAACCGTAGTCGTCGAGGTCGAACACGTTGTATCCTTCGGCGTCGCGCGTCTTGAGCCACGCCTTGTTGTCCTCCAGCGTGCACATCGAGCTGTCGTGGATCTTCTTCTTGTCCACTCCGTGGTACGCCTCGACATTCCCCTTGTAGGCGCCGTGGTACATCTCCCCTTCGCCGCAGAACAGATCGAGCACACGCGCCTTCTCCGGCAAGAACTTCTTCCGCATGTGGATCTTGAGCACGGAGAAGCTGTTGTCGACCTTGTCCCAGCTGCAGCGGTAAACCCTGTCGCGCTTCCTCATGACTTCGCCTCACCGTAGCTGCGCTCGACCTTGATCTCCTCGTCCTCCACGAGCCGCTGCATGGCCGTTTCGATCTTCTCGCGCTTCCCGGCCGGGGCACGCACGACGATCCATACCGGGTCGCGCACCACGTCGTTGAACGCCACCTCTTCGAGGAGCTTGTCGAGGTCAACGATGTCGCCGAGGTTGTCGGCGTCGTCCTTCGGCGGTTTGATGTCCTTCTCGTCGAAGCCAACACCAACAAGCGCGTCCTCACTCGCCAGATCCCTAAGGATAGCCTGGAGCACGTCGTCGTCCCACTTCGCGGTCTTCTCCGCGGTGCGGTTGTCGGAGAGCGTGAAGCCGTCGGCGGTGATCTGGTCGTCCTGAGCCCAAACGACCGGGATATGCTCGGCTCCAAGCGCGACCATCGCCTCGTAGCGCTTGTGCCCGGCCTCGATCGTGTTGTCCTCGCGGTTGACCACGATCGGGATCCGGAAGCCGAACCGCCGGATGCCCTCCATGAGCCCCTCCAGGTCCTTCGTGATTCTCGGGTTGCGCGTCCGCGGCTTGACCTCGTCGAGGGGAACGATGAGAGGAGCCAAGGCTTCGAGAACCTTGATGTCCGTCCCAGGAAGCCACCAACTACCATCACGCTGCTCACACTTAGCCTTCGCCATCTCTCACCTCACTGTTCGAGCATCCCGCGCACACGCTGATTCGCGAGCGCAACCACCTCGCGGGGAATCTCACCGTCCGGAAAAACCAAATTGAGCCGCTTACACCGGAGAAATACGGAGCGGAACACCTGCGACGGAAGACCAGCAAGGCTCATCCACTCGAAAGGATCAAATGACACGAGATCCCAGACATCAGAAACCTCGATGCCAGACACAAACTCACGGCTCACATTGGGCCACGCAACGGCGGCACGAAGGAGGACGTCATCGATCAAGATGAGCTGCCTCGCTGTGACACCAAGGGCCTTCAGCCGCTCAACCTCCGCACCAAAATCCAACCTTCAACTCCAACGTCCATCTCTACAACCTGCGCTCAATCATCACCGCGAACCGGCACCTTCAACTTCTCCCTGATCGCAGCGAGATCAGCGCTCTGCTCGTCGAGTTTCTCGTCGAGAGTGTCGACCTTATCGATTAGCTTGTCCTGCTTCTTCTCTATCGCACAAACCTGCTGCTCTAGGACACGCTGCTCGGTCCCAAGATCCGAAGCCCTACCGTCAAGCTGACGAAGGTGCTCCTCGTGCTGCGTCTGACGGTGATCTATAGCCTTCACCGTGAAGAACAGCGTCCCAGCCGTAAAGATGATTGGAACTGCCCAGAATACGAGCCTCAGAACCGTGTCCACCGAAACATGACCACCACCACCACCACCCTGGTTGCCGCGAAACCGCTCTGTCGTGATCTCCCCAAGAGTGTCTGGTCCGACAGGAATGGCGCCAGTAGGAGGATCTGGACGTGCGCTATCGTGTGTCACTTCAACCACCTCGTTTCTGTAAGACGCGACCGTCTCTCGCAACAAGATCTGTAACACGGAGCGAATCCGACACGCAAACAAAACACGGCCAGATGGTAAACCTACACAACGACGATAACGACCAATCCCCCCCCCAAATACGGCAAGCCTAGCTTACCCAGCAGACCTGTCCCGTACCTTCCTGGACCTCCCTGGACCTTCTCATGCCTTCTCAGCCCTTCCCTGGGCCTTCACCGACCTTCCCTGGTCTTCCCTTGGCTCCCTGACCTTTCCTTAGCTTGTCTTGGCTTGGTGACCTTGCTTGGCTTGGTGACCTTCCCTAGCCTTCCTCGGTCTGCTCGCCTTCCTCGGTCTGCTCACTTGCACGGTTCATCTCGTCGATCAGCGCCCCTCCGTACACCACGGCGTTCTCGACGGCGTCGTAGGCGATGATCCTGAGTCCGGTCACACTCTCGACGCGCGAGATGTAGCCCTGAACAGTGTCGATTCCGCCATTGCTGGCGAGGAAGTCGGTCGCTATGAGGTCGAGCGCGTGTCCGGTCTTGTCTGACTCGGCCATATTCTTGGCCATGTCGACGGCCTGCTGGACGTTCTTGAACTGCTTCGGGAAGAGCTTGAACGACATCGTCTTGGTCTTTTGGGGGTCCTCGATGTCTTCGTCTTTGTCTTTGTCTTTGGCGGAGCTTTCCTTGTCGCGGACCATCTCCTCGATCTCGCGGTAGCTCTTGCCCTCGATCTTCTTGCGCCACTCCGCGGCGTTCTCGGGGGTTACGCTCGTGAGGATCAGCCTCAGCTTGCTCGGCCCGATCTGACGCGCCCACTCCTGGGCCTTGTCGGGCATCCGGCGCATCCACTTTGCCGCAGAGATGTACTGCTCGACCTTGCGCATCCCAAAGTCCAGCTCCTTCTCGATGTAGTCGTTCCAGGTCGCGTATCCCCACGCCCGGTAAAGCGCGCCGTCGAACGTCTGGAAAAGGAGATCGGCAAACTCCCAGGTCTGATTCTCCAGGGAGTTTCTGGTATCGAGGAGCCTCTTCCGAATCTCCTCAACACTCAGATCTGCCTCGACCTTGCCACCGTCTACCGACTTCAGATTTACCCGGCTCGGAGCCGGACGATTCTCACCCTTCTTGCTCATTTTTCACCTCTCGTCATTCAGCCGCTTCAACGGCGCCTCAAACACTCGGCGACGACATAGGCGTCTGCCTCGTTGTCGTCCCCAAAGATCAACCCACGACTCTCCAACAGTGGCTTGACGCTGGCCTTCGGCGTGTTCCCCTTGCCGAACACGGAGCGCCTTGCCTCGGACGGAGCGACAGTATCAGCGACCAGATCGCAGGCCAACCACAACTGCGTCTTCACAGCCCCGCGAAGCTCAGCGAGCCCCGTCTGAGACGCGGACTGGAACCTGCGCCCAGTCTTCTTGCTCCGCACCGTCCCGAACGCGTACCCCTCAATTCCGACCCTCACCGGACCCTCGATCGCCTTGATGATGTCGACGATCGCCCCAACGATGTAGAGGTAACGCTCGACATGAGCCCTCTCATCGGCGTCCTTGCTGAGACCGTAGCCCACCACCCTCTTGTCAGAGACATCCCCCTCCGGAGAGAGAACGACGATCCCGCTCGCAGTCTGCGACAGGTCGAGCCCCACCGCACTGAATTCAACCTTCACCGGCTCCGGCGAGAACAACTCGGGCTGCCACTCCTGCTTCTTGGTCACTTCTGCGCCTTTACCCATTCCCTCAAAAAACCGCGGATGCGGATCAAGGTTTTCTTGGGCTCGCTGCCCGTTGCAAATTGCGCGTCTACGGACCTGCGCACCATCTCCAGCTTCTCCCGCAGCTCGTCGCGCTCGGCCGTGAGACGCTTGATCTCATCGTCGAGATCCGCCATCACGCAAGCCCCAGCTCCTTGTCGAGCTTCTTCCAGCCGCTCGGGAAGCACGCGTCCCGACCATCACAGTATCGAGCCTTGCCCTTGGACTTCATCGGACAATCGGAGAGCCTCGGAACTGCATAGGCGGCCTTGCTGAGCGCCTCATAGCGCTCTTCGTCGGAGACCCCCTTCTCAACCAGCTCGTCGCTCATATGCTCGATGACGCTCACAGCCTCGACGCACTTCAGGGCGCGCGCCTTGACCTTCTCGATGAGCCGCTCGTCACGGCGCACGACGTGCTCGACGAACGACGGACGGACGCCCTTGGCGCCCTTGAAGATGTAGAGGATGCGCGCCTGTTCGAGCCCGGCAGCCCACATCTCGATGTTGACCTGGACGACGTGCTGCGGTCGCGGGGCTCCCCCCATCACGGGGTCGAGCTTCTCCTTGGCGTCGATCCCCTCGGTCTTGATCTCCAAGACCTCACGGAACTCGGGCCAGTTGAGAATCGCGTCCGGCTTCACGACGATGCGGTACTCCGGGATGCGGATCTTGGGCTCGATGTAGCGCCAATCCTCACCCTCCGGACGTGGCCCCCAGCCACGCACGACGTTCCCAACCGGATAGTCGCCCTCAACGAGGTGCAACTCCTCCTCCTTGGCGTAGATCTTCTTCGCCTTCCCTGTGGCGACATTGGTGAGCTTCGTCCCAGGAACCTCGACCTGCCGCTCCCACGAGCCAAGAACCACACCCTCCGGGAAGGACGAGAACACGCGCTGCTGGATGAGATCGTGATAAAGATTGCCCTGCTCGAAAAACCAGAGGTCTTCCGCCCCCTTCACATCCGCCGACACCGGAGCAGCCGCCAACTGCGCGTACATGCGCGGGCACCACTTGTGAGCCATCGAGGCATAGAGCCAAAACTCGCGCCACTCCTCCTCTTGTTTATGGAGGGTGATCGGGATCACCTCACGATCCTCCCTCCAGTGCTCCATGAGCGCGTCGGCGAACACCGTCGATTTTTCCAGAATACGAGGCTCCTTCTGGCGCCCCAAGACATGACCGAGCATCCTCAGCTCCTTTCAGCGATTCAACCGTTCAGCACGCAACGTTCTACTTTTCCATCTCGTCGATCTTCACCTGGAGACGGAACACCTGCATGTCGTCCCGCAGGCCGCCAGCCCCGTACATCATCCGGAAATGCTCGTACCAGTCCGGACCATTGGCAAACCCGTCCATCTGCGCGAGCCGAGTCGCCTCCGGACTGTCGTGACGACGACGCTCACCGACGGTGCCCGGACGAATGGACAGAATCCTGGCAATCGCAAAGGGATTCTGCGAGCCCTTTTTCTCCTCGCACAGAGGGATCTGCGCTCCGACCTCGTGCGGACACCCAGAGGGATACCGGCGGGTGAAGCCGTTCGATTCCCCGGACTTGATCTTCATCACTTCTCTGTTCGTGCAACTGAACATCTCCCAACCTCCCGCACGCGCGTGCGGCTCTGGCCGCTTCCGCGTCTGTCAACATGACCCCTCGTCGTGAGAAGCCTCATCGAGTCGGTAGCATACCACCGACGCGCATGAGATGCTACCGACAGAACATCAATCCCGACCCATTGCGCCCATCGCATGCGCCAAAATCTGTGCGCCGATTACCGACTCAGCGTTGCCCTTGTCGATAGACATTCCGGTCTGGATCGCTACCGCATATCCCTGGATATGCGCCTCCGTCGCCTTCCCCAAAAGCTCCACGCCTTCCCGGCCACCGGCCTTATCGGCACGTTGAGTCAGGTCAGCCACACATCGATTGACCTCGGCAATCAACTCCATATACGCGTCATTCGCCTGCTGGGTCTTGAATTTCATTTCACGCCTCCATACCAATCAAATCTCGCCAATCAGCCGCCTGAACACCGACAACGGCACCGCTACCCAGTCACGCTCTGAAGCCCTCGCAGCCTGATTCTTCCGCTTCGAAATCAACCCCTTGATCTCGATCGCCAGGGCCGGGTATTTCCCCTCAGCCTCCGCCTCGATCGTGATCTTCTCCAACCACTCCCGCTTGACGGAGAGACTCCCATGCTCCGTCTGCTTCGCCTCGATCAGGAAGTCCCCTCGCCCGAACTCATACCCCCCACTCTTGGCGTCCCCTTTCGCGTACAACGAGGATCCGGAGCCCGGCACCCGACTGCCGCCAACGGCATCAGCAATGCGCTCCTCCTGATCCCTCGGAGTGTCACGCTTCACCACATGTTCCGAATAGAACCTCGGCCAACGCCTCATCGTCGTCACTTATCCTCAAGCATTTTTGCGAGAAGCGCTTCCTTCAACGCGACAAAAACACTCGGCTCTTCGAGCCTAGCCAACATGTCGGCCTTTGTCCCGAACTCTTCGTCCCCCAAGAACCAGACCTTCTTCGACTTCTCCCCCTCCGTCCGAATCGCCGAATACTTTTCGGCCTGCTGGACGACATAAGGGATCTCCATCACTCGGCCCTTCTCAGAACCACGCACACCCATCCGGAACGACCCGGACGCCAGAGCCGGAGCAGTCTTGTTTTTCAGGAACTTGAAATTGACCTGAACCTCCGAACCAATGTCCATCTGCCAATCAGCCTTGAATTCGCTATCGACCTTCTCTTTGGTCCACTTGGAGGTCCAAAGCTTCACCCGACACGACGGTGCAAACAACTGGGCTTTCCCGCCGGGCAACGTCGTCGGATCCCCAAAAGCCACACCAATCTTCTCTCGCTCTTGGTTGATCCAGACCTGCGTAAGCGGCCTCTTCCACGTTGAAATTA